ACCCCGCCGGCGACACTGCGCTGCGACAGCGGGATGTACGTCTGCCCGGTCGCGACGGTGCCGTCGACCTGGAGCAGATCGGCGAGGCTCACGGTGGTGGTCTGGTAGTCCAGCTGCAGGGATCCGAGGATGTCCCGGGAGCCGAGCTGGATGTGCACCGTATACGCCCAGCCGGTCGGCGACCAGTCCGGGTCGTTCGTGGCCGGCAAGTCGACGCTGAACGACCCGTCGGTGAACGACTCGGAGATGTCGATCTGCGGGACGATGCTGTCGTCCGCTCCGCCGACCATCGCCGCCGGCGCGGAGGTGAACCGGGCCGTGCCGGACGAGCCGCCGCCAGGGAAGTCGTCGATCTGGGCGTTGACGGTGACCAGGGTGTAGCCGGCAGGGAATGCCACCGTGTCCTCCTACAGGAATGTCGTGACGATGACGGCACCCGTGGCTCCGGCGCCGCCGTTCAGCGCCGAGCTGGAGGCGATCTGTGATGCGCCGGATCCGCCGCCGCCGTAGGCGCGGCCGGCCACGCCTGCGCCGCCGGCCGCGCCGACCGCGGATCCGCCGAGGGCTGACGCGCCGCCGTCGCCGCCGCGCTGGTTCCCGGCCGTCGAGCCGAACCCCTGCCCGGAGCCACCGGAGATCCCGGGGGTACGGACGCTCCCGCCGGTGCCGCCGCTACCGCCGGCGCGGGACGACGTGTTGGCCGAGAAGATCCCCACGCTGCTGGTGGCGGTCCGGACGTTCCCGCCGCCGCCACCGTTCGCCGTGATGGTCGTGCCGAAGCTCGAGTTGCCGCCCGCGCCGCCCGCGCCGGTGCCTGCGGTGCCGCCGGCACCGCACGTCACGGTCACGGTGTTGGCCAGATCGTCGGCGTCGTACCAGCCCGACGCGTACTCGCCGCCGCCTCCGCCGTCGCCGTAGCTCCACTGACTCGCGCCTGTCGCGCCGGCACCGCCGCCTGCTCCTCCGCCGCCGATCACCTGCACGAACACGATTTTCGCGCCGGCCGGTTTGGTCCACGTGTCCGAGGCCGTGAACACCTGCACGTCCGGCTCCGCAGCACCTAGGACGTCGTCGGCGAAAGTCTCATTGCCCGCGGCGGGGATGCCCATCAGAGTGCCCACCTTCCGGGGGTAGCGGCGTAGATCGGCTCACCGGCCGAGAGGTTCTTCGTGACGTCGTTGACCGACCGGGTCGCGGTGGCCGCCTGCTCGTAGGCGCCGGACACCAGGGACGCGGCGCCGAGGCTCGTGATGGTGAGCCGTTCGCCGGCGCAGAGGACGTCGAAGGATGTGGTGGTGGCCCACACGCCTTTCGAGCTGGTAGTGCGGAACGTCAACGCCGTGGCCGTGCTGTTCACGCCGGTCTTCAGGGTCGTCGTCCTCGAGTTCCACCGGCTGGCCGGGGAGTCCCATTCGCCGACCTGGAACTGCCGATCGGGGGCGCAGGTGAACGTGATCGACCGGGCGTGGGTGCCGATCGTCTCGACCCAGCCGAGGACGAAAAGGCGGATCGTGTACTCCCGGAACCCGGTGATCGTGATGACCGAGCCGACCTCGACGGCCTCCACATCCGAAACCAGGGCCGGCACGGCGTTCAGGTCGATCGTCAGCTGCGGGAACCGTGGCAGGTCCACGGTGCCGCGGCGCAGCCACCAGTTCGCCAGCTGGGGCAGGGTCGTCTCGTCGTCGACGTTGACGTCCACCGTCTGGCGGTACTCCCCGGCCCCGTCGGGTGGCGGCTGGGTGCTGACCAGCGGCGTGGTGTCGTCCCGGGCGGTGTGCTCTCCGCCGTCACGCTGCGACACCGTGACGATGTTGTGCAGGTCCAGGTCGTCGGTCACCTCGACCGGCAGCGCAGGCAGGTCAGTCGGGGTGAGCTCGAGCGCCGGGGTCTGGCTATATCTCGCGTTGCGCAGCAGCAACGTCAGCTCGATCGCGTCGATCGAGTCGAACAGCAGTGCGTCCTCGGTGGAGACGATCTCCTTGAGCAGGTTCGGGAGGGTGTCCGCGGCCTGCGGGCCCATCGGCATCGACAGGTCCGGGTCGCCGATGATCGTGTACGCGAGGCCGAGGTCACCCATCAGCCGCGCGAACCGGTCGCCGGCGGTTTCGCCGGGATAGCCGTTGATCGCGGAGATCATCGCGAACGACTGGAGGTTGTCCGCGGTGGTCGTGGTCGCGAACAGCTGCCCGAAGAACGCCCCGTCCATGACGGTGTTCGCGGTGGTCTTCCAACCTGTCGGCTTGCCGGCGACGCCGCTGAACGTGTCGCTGAAGCCGATGAGGACCGGGGAACCTTCGGAGTACCAGCCCGGCTCGACCGTCCACGTGCCGGCGCTGAGGGTGCACTTCATCCGGAAGACGATCTTCTGACCGGGCGCCACACCGCCGTTGGTGACGCCTGAGGTCAGCAGCGTGGCGCCGGTGTTGTCGACCACCGTGATCCGGAAGGTCGTCAGCGACGCCTGCCACGACCAGTAGTAGCCGTTGCTGGTCCGCCACAGCATCGCCTGCCGCTCGGTGCCGTCGGCGCCGGCCAGATCCGTTGTCCATTGGATCTGCCACGAGGTGGTGGAGATGTCGGCCGGGAAGGCACCCGTGACGAGACCGTTAGAGCCGAGCGTGAGCAGCGGGGCGCTGCCGGAGGGGCCGGCCCCGTTCGCGAAGGTGACGTCTTCGGTGTAGGCGGCGTCGCCGCCCGGATAGGCCGACGACATGACGCCTGCGCCGGAGCCATCCTCCCCGGACCAGTACCCGCGGAGCGTGGCCAGGCTGCTGATCTGCCGGTACATCGGCGAATGCAGCGGCTGGCTCCACTGGTTGATGCGCTGCGACAGGCCGCCGCCCTCGAGGTCGACCCAGGCTTTGCCGCGGGGCGGGGAAGGCCGGAAGTCCTGCGTCTGGTCGGCCTTCCACGCCGACGCCTCGACAGTGCCGCGGACGGTGCCACCAACCTTCACCCGCGTCGGCGTGTTACGGCCGGCCTTGCCGTACAGCGGGCTGACGGGGTTGGAGGCGCGGTACTTGTCGTCGTCGTTGGCCAGCCGCGCCACGATCGACGACGGCCGGGGCGCCGGGGACTCCTCGCCCTGCCCCCGCGTGATGGTGATCGGCTGGTCGGCGAAGACGTCGTCGGCGGCGACCAGGTCGTGCCACGCCGAGTCGTAGAAGATCTCGAACGCGACATCCTGCTTAGCCATTGCGGCCGCCGAGCACGGCCTGCACGTTCCCGCCGCGCAGACGCACGCCCCTGGTGACCGCCTCGATCAGCGTGTCCTGCCCGATCTTCACGGTGACGTGCACCATCTCGCTGCTGCTGTCGCCCGGCCGGGATACCACCTCACCGCCCTGCAGAACGGCGAGGGTCTCCTGTCCGATCGGCCCGGGCACGGTGCCGCCGGTGTGGAACTTCGGCAACCTGGGCGCGCTGATGCTGGCGCCGCCGATGCCGGGTACCCAGCCGGGGACCGTCCAGGAAAGCTTCCCGATCGTCGCGTTCCACGCCGTCGCGATCAGGTTGAACGCGGTCCGATACGGCCAGGTGATGATGTCGACCAGCCCGGAGAACGCGGCCTTCAGCATCCCCGGGATCTTCCGGAACCACACCACCACGGCGGCGGCCTTGTTCAGGATCGCGTCCCACGCACCCTTGATCCACTTTCCCCACAGGGTGTCCTTGAACCAGGAACCGACCGCCGACGCCGCGGACTTGATCCACCCCCAGGCTGCCTTCCATGCCTTCTGGAACCAGTCCGTCTTCACCGCGATCACCACGATGATCGCGATCAGCACGCCGATCGCCAGGATGATCCACGTCAGCGGTGACGCCAGCTGGGCCGCGTTCCACGCCCACTGCGCCGCGGTGACGAGACCGACCACACCGACGAGACCGGACAGGATCGGCGTGATCATCTCGATGTGGTCGGCCCACTGCTGGAGCCCGCTCGGGTTCGCCTCGGACATCGCATCGTTCAAATCGAGCTGGGCGTCCTTGCCGTCGCGGACGGCCTGAGTGCTGTCGACGGTGGCTTGCTTGCCGTCGATGGTTGCCTGGGTGGCGTCACGCTGCGCCTGCTCGGCGTCGACAGCCGCCTGCTTCTGGTCCGCGTTGGCCTGGGCCATGTCGATCAGGGCCTGCTTGGCCTCGTCGCTGTTCTTGCCGTTCTCCTTGACCGCGGTGTTGTAGTCGTCCAGGGCCTGCTTGGCGTCCAGGTCGGCTTGTTTCTTGTCGATCACGGCCTGCTGCGCGTCGACCGCGGCCTGCTTCCCGTCGGTCTGCGCCTGGCCGAGGTCGAGTGTGGCCTGCTCGAGGTCGACGGCCGCCTGCTTGCCGTCGATCATCGCCTGCTCGACATCGGCCTGGGCGCGGGCGAGCCGGGCCGCACGCTCTCGGCCGGCGTTCTGAAGGTCGGCCAGGGCGCCGACCGCGGCGCCGGCCGAGTCGACCGCGTCGGTCATGCCGGAGATCCCGGCGCCGAGCTTGCCGATCTTGTCGGTGTAGTCGATCGAGGCCTTCGACGACTTCCCCAGGTCCTCGGATGCCCCGACAGCGGCCTTGCCGAAGTCGTCTACCGTGCCTTCGGCCTGCTTGCCGGCCTTGGCCAGCTTCGACGCGTCGCCGGCGAACTCGAGGTTGACGGTGTTGCTCATCAATCCACGTCCAGCCCGGCGTTGCGTGCCACCGCGGTGAGGGCGTCGCCCAGCTTCGCCTCGATCTCCGGGCGGACCTTCTTCAGCGTCGGATACAGGTAGCGGCCTTCCTTGTAGAAGGGCCGCACGGTGGCCTTTTTCCGACCGGTCTTCCCGCCGAAGTCGAGCCACGGGAAGTACGGGGCCTTCTTCCCGCCGACCGAGACGCGCGCCGATGTGCGCGTTGACTTCGCCTTCAGCGACTTCGCCGCCGCACCCGTCCGCCGCGGGATGATCGGCCTGGTGCGGTCAATCAGCAGATCGGCGGCCTCGTTCAACGCCAGGCGCAGCCCTTTCGGTGCTTCCTTGTCGAGCTGGCGCAGGCCGCGGTTGAACTCGGCCAGGCCGTCGATGGAGATCTTCGCTTCCATGTCACCTGGCCTTCCTCTGCTGCAGCTCGACCCGCTGGGCCTTGCGCTGGTAGTACACGTACCAAGTCACGTACTCGGCCATCGCCATCCGCTGGCGCAGATTCGCGACGGTGCCGAGGCCGAGCTTTTCGACCAGGTAGCACTCGAATTCGAGGTCAGTCGTCTCCAGCGCTATCCACGCCGCTTTTCTGGGCGCCCTCGCCGAGGCCTGACAGCTCCCGGATCTTCTCGATCACGGGGGCCATCACCATCGGCTTTGAGCCCTTCTGCCATGCCTCGACCTGCTTGGCGGTCATCCGCGGCTCGACCATGCAGAACGCGAGCATGCGCCGCTCGATCTCGGCGATGTCCTCCGTGTCCTTGCGGGAGAGCATCAGCTCGTAGCGGGTCATGCCGCGCACCTTGATGACCTTGCCGGTGGGCAGCTCGATGTCCGCGGTTTCGGGCCCGGCCGGATCGGCCGCGAGCAGATCATCGGCGGAGGCGTACTCGGTCAAGGGGGAGCTCCTAGGTCTGGGTGGAGATCGTGACGTCGTCGGAGAACTGCAGGTCGGCCGACCACGTGATCATGTCGGCGACCGGGCGGGTCTCGGTGTACTTGAGGACCAGGACGTCGACCGAGCGGGACGGCTTGCCGGTGCCGGTGCCCTCGGGCCGGTCGATGTAGGTCACGACGGTGCCGAGCAGCGGCTCGATGACCGCGCGTGGCCCCGACGAGGTGGAGGAGTCGTAGAACCCGCCGATCGACCCGGACCCGTTGAGCAGGCCGCCGTTGAAGACGTGGGCGTCCTTGCCGTACGTGGTGACATCGTGCGAGTCGGAGGTGCGCTCCGGTGTGGACGTGTTGCAGAACGTCGACAGGTCGTTGGCGTCCAGTGAGACGAAGACGCCTTTGCCGTGGACCAGGGTCACGAGGTTCCCCTCCCGTAGATGTTGACGGTGAACATGGCGCCCGCGTAGCTCGCGTCGCCCCACGTCTCCGGGTCGGTGCTCGCCGAGGCCACGAAGATCGCGTCGAAGGAGGTGTAGGTGCCGGACTCGAGCACCGCCTTGACACTCTTGGCGCCGGCACCATCCAGGTAAGCGCCGAGGTTCCCCACGACGGTCGAGTCGTCGACCTTCCCGACCAGCACGAGGATGGGCCATACAATGTGGTCCATGCCCCGGGCGTAGGTGAGACTGAAGTCCTTTTCGCCGGGCAGGAACACGATCGCGGCGGGCACCGACACCGAGCCCGGAGCCTTCTTGTAGACGTTCAGCCCGGAGATCGTCTTCAGCCGGGTCACCAGCTCGCCGGCTACATCGGCGATGATCACGCGAACCCCGGGATCACGTACGGGCCGACCAGGTCCTCGATGTCCGGGTCGAACCGGGACACCCGGACCGGGCCGTCCGCCGACCAGTTGGCCACGCCTTCGGGGCTGTCGCGGCGCATGAACCGGCGGTTCGCCAGCAACAGGGTCGCCTCGGCGATCGCGGCAGGCACGTCCGGCCAGCCCCAGTTCGCGGTGACCCGGGCGCGGCGGGCCAGGCACCACGAGCCGACGTC